CTCAGCACCCTTGTATTGCCAGTTGCAGTGCGCGGCTATGTATCGATGCAAAGGGAAACGTCTGCGCAGCGGGTTAGATGCCCCGAGGTTGATTTCTGCCCATTGGCTGGTACAACTGGCGCTGATCACGTTGAATTCCATGGTGAGCTCGGCGTAGTTCTCTGACAGCAAACCGGCATTGACGATGTAAAGGGTGCAGCTGGCCCCGACGCCGCCGTTGTACTTCTCAAACTCAACCTGTAACAGCCTGGTCACGTTGCTGATCGAGAGTTTCAGCGTCGGAATTTCGCCCTTGCTGGTTTCCTTCGGTAGCGTGACATTGAGCGGAAAGGCGGTATAGGTGCGAGTCTGGAAAACAATATCCTCGTTGTTGTTGACCAGGTGAAAGACCGGCCCGCCCATTGCCGACAAATCAAGGTCGAGCATGACCAGCCACGGCGACCCTTGGCCGAACTGGTTCTTTGCCTGCCGTAGTGCGAGCGGTAGCGTTTTCATGCAGTTTCCAGTACGAATTCAACGGAGTGCAAAAAGCCGCCGGGTATCCTGATCGGGTCACCCTTCGGACGTCCGGTGAAACGGACTTGCAGAGTTGCCAATGTGGTTGGATGCGTCCAGCTGAAGATTGACCAGCCGCCGACAATACCGTCAAAGGTTTTGACCGCCAGCCAATCAGCGTCAGTAAGCAGATATTTCGGACTAAGCTTGCGACGCTGGCGGGTGTTGCGTGGTCGCGTCTGGCTGTAACCGCCTTCTGACTTACTGGTGATGGTGTCGTCAATAGGTTCGTCGCTGCACGATTGTGGGACAGATGCCAATGTCGGGAATGTGTAAGCCATTATGCGTTACCTCTCATTGCCCATCTAAAGCCCGGGTCACTGTCCATTGCTTCCAGAATGATGGTTTTGACCATGCCGGAGCCGTCGAACTTGGTGCCGCCGTCCTTGGTCTTGACCTGTTGGCCGGTCTGGTTGATTACGTTTACGGTCATATTGACGTTGCTGCCGAGTGCATTATTCGGAGTAATCGAACCGGATGCACCAGGTGTGAACAACTCCGGTCCTTTCTCTCCAACGAGGTAGGTTTGCCCACCACCGACAGGCCCACCCGATGCCTTGGCGCCAGAGATCAGAGATCCGATTCCGGATACGATCATTCCGCCGATACCGCTCCCTGAAGAACCGTTACCAAATACCCCGGATAATGATTTTTGAATCATCATTCTGATAATGTCGCTAATGATGGAATCAGTCAGGCTCTTGAAATTAATTTTTCCGGTTTGTACGAAATCAGTCAGGGCGTCTTCCATGCCTTTGATAGCATTGGACATAACGCTTTTTATCTGAGCGCCTGTATTGGTGGCTGTTTTGGCGTAATCCTCAAGAGCTGATTTCATCCCACCGATTGCAGTTGTGTCGCGCAAGATTTTTTGCTGTTCCAGAATCTTATCGTTGATTGCCGTTATTAGCGCGATCTGGTGGAGCTGTAGCAGTTCGTCACCCTTTGACCTCTCATACTTGGCTTGCTGAATCTCTAACTCGGACTTCAACAGCGTAATGCGTGCTTGTGCTGCATCCCCTGTTGAGACCTGATTGTATTTTTCAGCAATATTGAGTAGGGATATCTGATTTTCAATCTGAGCCATCTGGATTGACTCAAGTACTTTGGCCTCAGCCTGTTGTTCTTCGATTGACTTCAGCTTGCTTGTGCCTAGATCAAGTTTAGGAACCTTTGTGAAGCCTGTCGGCTTTGGCGTGAGCATCCCGAGCTTCTTGGTAATGTCACTGCCGAAATCCTCTGTAGCCAGTTCAAGCGCTGCGTCATCCCATACGGTTTTGAGGAATTGCTTTATCTGTTGCTGTGCGGCCTTCTGCTCATCAGTGAGACCGCCTGTGATACTTTTGACAATGGTTTCCGCTGCTGGAGGTGGCTCGAATTTTCTTCCAGCTGGTGGCTTTGCTCCGAGTGGGTTAGTTCGATCATCATAACCAATTCCAGAGAGCAGCGCCGCTTGTGTGTTCTTGGCATGCTCAACAATTTTAGCGGTTGCATCACCTATAGTTTTTTCACCAGCCGACCAGCCCTTAGCCAGTTCGCCCATTGCCCCTTTGACGTCACCGGTTGCGAGTTTACCGATTGCCAGCACAACGCCTTCTGTCACATCAACAAAAGATACGAGCGTTGCCATCGTGCCTTTGATTGCGATATATGCTGAAGAGTCCAAGCCGGACAAGATCGAAGAGAAGGCCCACGTTACACCGCGAAAGAAGTTGACAGCCACCGGCCACCCGTCCTGAAGATAACCAGCGAAGTTGGTCAGAATCGGCATTACATTGTCAGCGATAACCCGCTTAACGCCCTCACTCATCAGCCTAGTTTCATTGTTGAACGCGAGCATTGCGGCTTGATATCTGCCCACCGCCGCTTGTGTATCAACTCCGATGCCGAGGCCATATTCATCAAGGCGTTCTTTAGATTGCTGTAGCTCTTTCTGGTTTATCTGGAGGTAGTTGTTGATCTGTTCATACGTCCCGAAACCCATTGCGACGGCTGCCGCGTTTCGGTCCCATCCAGGTGTAAATTCATCGAGCTTGTCTTTTGCGTTTTGAACGATTCTGGCGTTTTCGAGAATCTCACCGTTGATGTCTTTGTACGCCACTCCAAGCCGATCAAGCTCAGACTTATCACCATGCATTTTAGTGTCAACGCTTCCGTTCACACTGATTATATCGGATTTGTTAACGCCCTTGCGCTGCAATGCATCGTTCATAGCTGTTGCGTCTTGAGCTGCTATGTTCAGATTCTTTTGCAGTTCCACTACTGCGTCATTGGTCTTAATCAGGTATTCAATGTTCTCGCTTTTGTAGCTTTCCCCGGTGATCAGGCCTTTCAGAAATCCAGACGCTTTATAAGCAGCAACCCCTACAGCGACGACTGTTGCCGCTACCGCTCCAAGTGCTATGCCTACAGCTGCAATTGCAACGCGGGTTGCCACGAACTCTTCTACCCGGTCGGTGGTGCTTTTCACCTGTTCCGAAATCTCAGGCCCGAGAGCGTCCTTCATCTTGGCCCCGGCAACGTCCATACCTTTTGAAAGCTCTTTGACCCCTGCAAGTGAAGCGTTTGCCGCTGCGGAAACCTCTTCAAACGACTTTGCCGAAAGATCAGCTGAGCTGCTGATCGCCGCGCCGGTGGTCTCCATGTCCTTACTCATAGCGTTTGACTTTTCGCTAATAGCGGCTGCGTCCTTGGAGAAGTTGCGCTGGAAGTCATTTACTGCTGTGGAAGACCCGATCATGCTTGCATGAGTCACGGCTTTCACGTCAGCCATTGCATTGACTACGTTGGAAACATTTGCTGTGAGATTTATATTAAGATTTGCGAGTGCCATTGTTACTCCAGTGCCTTCTCGATCTCGTTGGCGAATGCTTGAACAGCTCTGTCGCTGGAGGCGTCGAAAGCCGGTCGCATGAATGGTTTTGCGTTCATTTTAGATGTGCCGTACTCAAGAAATACTGCGTAATGCATGATTCCAAAACGCTTGGAGTTGGGAACACCAATTGTAGCTTTGTACTTGTTGGTGCGCCCTGTGCTGCCTGCGCGATAATGTCCAATCCGTAACGATGCTTTCAGGAGTCCCGTTTTAACTGGAGCTTTTATTTCAACTTCTTTCAGAATCACTTCGCCAGCAACAGCAACGGCTTTTTCGGTTGCATCACCGTCAAGTTTTCGCACCAGGTCTTCAATGCTTTTGTCCAGATCGTCAAGGCCTTCTATCGTTTGCATGGCTGCCCTTTATAATCCGAATACATCTGCATCAATCTTGCTGAATTCCTCTTCCGGTGTTAGCTCTGATTCTTCAGGTTTGTTGATATAGTTCATAAAGTCAGCCGGTGAATAAGGTTGCGGCTTTGTCTTTGTGTCCCGGTTGAGGTTTGCAGTCATAGACATGACCTGTCCGTGCCTGACTTCGTGTCTGAACTCTCCGAACGGTTCAATGCTGGCGTAGGCCTGCCAGCCGCGCAGCTGCGATGCGGTGAGCTGATCGGTTAGTTCGTCGGGGTGTCGGTATCCGAGATGCAGGCAGAGTCGATAGAGGAAGATATCGTCAGGCCTGCTTCGGAGTTTTTTGTTTCTTCACCTGTCAGTCCATTGAGGCGTTTTGCTACTTCTGCAATTTTGAGCATAGGCCCATAAGAAGCGCGGGAAAGTGCCGGAATATCGCTGTCACTGAACACCCTTTGCCCTGACTCATCCACAACAGCGCAGGCAATTAACGCCGGTGTAAACTTGGCCATATCGATGCCGCCTTTTGCGTCCTTGTTGTCG